GGCAACATCAGCAACCAGTTGGTAGTTTTCTTTCCTCTTTGCTTCCAACTCTGCTCGTAGCTCTACCTTTTCAGTTTCAGCAAGTGCTTTGAGAGCATCGGAATACTTACCAATAGCACCACAAGCAGTTTGAATCACTTTGATTCTTTCGTCTTCAGAAAGTTTCTTCATACCTTCATCATTCTCCTTATAAAGTTTGTCAAGTGCTTCCAATGCTTTGTTTTCTGCTTCTCTTCGTGCTGCTTCTTCAAGCATTTCTTCGTGTGTCATGTGTCACCTCAAAACATACTGAGTTAAACTTTTGTTTTAGCACACCACGTAATTCAATCCTAGTGTGCTGTGAATGCACTTCTACATGCTCTACATAGTATTTGTCACCTACGATTAGGATACCAGTTGGGTCATCGTTGTTGCCCCATCTAACCTGCTCTGGTGAGCATCCTAGAAACTTTACTGTATCACCTGCTCTTATATCCATACGCTTTGCCCATCCTAGATTTGGCCACGTATCTCTATATATCTCATTCAACTTATCGTTGTCATAAAACATGTCAGGAATACATCAAAATCTCCGTAGCAGGTTTAGCAGCGTATCCTGTGCTAGTTTTTTTTCTTCGTCCCGCTGTATATGTTACAGGAAATCGCACCAGATTTAGATCACCTTTTCTATCATCAAAGAATGTAGAACCATCACAACGATTACACAACATCACATGACCATCAGTTGATTTAGCATGTTCGATCAGTTTTTCTGTAGCGGTATCATCCCAACTTGTACCATATTTGGTGAAACTATCCCTATATGGCGGATCAAAATAAGTAAACGAACCAGTAGGACAATCAATGTAATCACCACACAGAATGTTTACACGTTGAAGCAACTCATTCCAAGCAAAAACATTTTGCTTATCATACACTACATCAGTTTGATTCAATAGACCAGCTGGAGTGCCATATCTACCATTTGTGTTCTTGTTAATCTGCCAAATACCGTTAAAACCAGTTTTCATGAGGAAGTACAGAACTCCCGCCTCAAATGGTTTTGACCATTGTTGGTAATCGTATGCGTGAGCATGTCTCACTTCAAAGAAATACTTCTTCCTGTCTTCTTTAGACAAACAAATGTATTTTGCCTGAAAGACATCTACAACGTTACAAAACTCTTCTGGATTTTCTTTTACCGATCGGTAAATATTCATGATATTATCGTTAATATCATTGATATATGCGTGTTCGGGATTATATTTCTGCATGATATGCAAAAACATAGCGCCACCACCAAAAAATGGTTCGCTATAAGAAGTGATATTTACTGCACTAGGAAGATAAGGCAGTTGATATTTAAGGACTTTGGTTTTGCCGCCTGCCCACATGAATAAAGGTTTAATCTTGGTCATTCTGATAAGTAGGTGGATGATACTTAAGATATTCAAAGAAAGTTAGTTTCATTTCCTTGTGTGTCATGCCACAGTGTTTTGCTGCAGCTGGCAGAGTCATCTTAGCATGAAACAATCCTTCATTTGCTTCTCTGACGTTTTCTGGAGTGGTTTTAACTGGCACTTCAAATAATGCTGCTTTATTGATTTTTAGTAAACCCATCTTTCATCTCTTCGATCGTATCAAACAGTTTGTCGATTGACTTGAGCTTATCAATGTCACACATCAACTCAGAAATATACTTAGATACTACTGGGCGCTCATTTCGTGCTGCAAATGCAAGTGCATTACGCATTGCTGCTTGTGCTTCATCCAGAGAATCTTCAACTTGTTTAGATAGTGCCATATTAAAAAAACCAAATTTGAACAAGTTTAACTGCTTCTACGATAGCAAAGAATGATCGGATTGTCAAGATATCCCACATTCGCATCTTTTGAAAATGTGGCCATGACAATACATTTCCTATCATTCTGCAGTAGATACCAACTTCAACACTAGTGAAAAGAATGATGACATAACCAACAACAAACATCATGTTGCCGATTACCCTCATCCAACTAAGCATCGGATATCTAGGGTCAATAAATTTATATTCCATTAGTCAGAAGCTCGCCATTGTGTAACTCTAGTGCGATTAGTTTGAAACTCTTCTACGATTGTGAGGATTTTATGTGCTTTTTCTTTGGCACTTGATTCATTCCAATCCGTAGAGTTTTCACTCCAAAGATACCACATTTCTTCAATAATACTATCAATGAGTTTATCATAATGCGTCATTGAATGACCTCCAGTTTGCGCTTTAATGCCTGCTTACGTGCTTTTGCTTGACGCATTGCCTGAGGTTTCAAGGTGCGTTTGCATTCTTTTTTAGAATGATGTTGCCAGTTAGGCGTAGTCATTGATCTGTCCTTTTAGATTATATAGGATTATTCAAAGGTAGGGCAGACAAAATAGGAGAGTTCATCTCCATCTTTTGCAGTTCCCCACTCATGAAACTCTTGACAAAGAGCGAATATGTCAGCATGACGATTTTGTTTGTCAAGCATCTCAAAACGTGCTTCCACGTATTCAAGAATGCCGCCAACCACGTCTCCAACGTCCTCGCAATCAATCATCGGAACCACGCCGTCGTCGCCGTAATCGATGATGCCTTTCATGGGTGTCCTGTTCAGTGCTTTGCTACTGTAGCACGGGTGTCAACCCCCTGTCAAGCCCCCTGACGAAATCCATCAATATAATCTAAATGATTCATTGTTTGATCATTAAGTTCCGAAGATAAAGCGAACGGCGGAATATCTGAATAATATTTCCATTTATATCTACGTGCAGATAATGTGTGAAAAATCATATCTGCATTAGTAATATCATTACCATCATTGCTGTCAAATCGTTCAATCACATCATCATAAAAATCCCAATGTACATTTTTATGATCTTTCCAAAAAAGTGTATCGTTCCTATAACAAGTTTTGTATTGTGCTAAAATAAAAGCAGCCCAAAATTTATACAAATGTTCTATAGATTTATTTGAAGTCCACAAACAATGTTCATACACAGCTCCAGATCCATATCTCTTTTGTTGACTAAACAAATATTTTAATCGTATCAATGCATCTAAAGTTAATGTTATTCCAGGTGCATCCAAAGGTTCTAAAAATCCATTACACATACCAATAGTGCAAAAATTGCTATTAAAAGTTTTTTTACTATATCTTGGTTCGAATGAAACTAATCTAGGTGATATGTTAGTATCTCCTATATCTTGTAAAAACTCTTCTAACGCTTGTTCATGTGTCACATGTCTATCACTAAAAACATACCCCGTCCCAATCCTAGAATATGTTGGTGTTATCCATCTCCATCCATATTTCATAGTTTTAGCTATCGTATATGGGTGGAACTGTTTACGTTTTTGTTTATATTCTAAAGGATAAACATATGCTTTATTGGTTAACAGTATGTCTGATAAATCTACATATTCTAGTCCAAGTTGATCAACGATCAAACTGTTTGAACCAGTTGCAAAAATAAAATAATCTGCTTCAATATGTGATCCATTTTGAAGTTTTAAAGATTTTATTCTGTTTTCGTCAAATACACAACCTAAAACAGTACTATGAATGACTTCAAAGTTATTTGTTTTTATATGATTTGAAAGATAATCAATATATTTTGCAGCATCAAAATGCCAAGAAATAGGGTACTCGTCAAAATTTAATATGACTTCATTTGACCTCACAATGTTAAATAAATCTTTTGCATATAAATCATGAAATTTTGTTTGACTATCTCTATTAGATAACGAAGCAAAATACGATTTTGATTTTATTTTAATGTGATTCCATGGAGTGCCTCCACGTTTAAAGTTGTGTAAAAAATCTTCATCTGACCAGTTTTTATAAAAAACTCCATATTTAACAGCAGCATCAGACTTCACGATAAACTCTTGCATTTTACTGCCAATGTCAGCGTGAAAATCATTTAAAACTATAGTATTGGATTCACCAACTCCTATAGGCATTATTTCTGGTGAACCAATAATAGTAACTTTTTCTATGCTTTTGTCAATGGCAAAATAGTTTGCCGCCATCCATCCAGCTGCTCCAGTTCCAATCACACATATTTTCATAAAAATCTTTAATCATATTTTACAAATGGAAAATTTTCAAAACAACTATCTCCATTTGAGGTGAAGATATGAACATATACATTATATTCCTCATAATCCATTTCGTTTATGAAAGGAAACCATTCTTGAGCTCTTTCTCTAGCGGCTATCTCATCTTCAAAAAACAAAACGTTATGCTTTTGAGATAATAAACAATCGACAACTTCTTCTGGACATATTTTTTTGTAATGTTTAACAACTTCATCAATTTTTTGTTGATCTGACGATGCCTGAATACCAACTGCTTTGAAATACATCAAAGATTTCTGCTTAAGAGCAGCATATTCAGACATAGCTTGCCAAAAACTTTTTGGTTCGTAATATGATTCCATTAGTCAGAAAATCTCCTTCTTAGTTGCATGAAAATGTGAGTTAATCGATTATTAAGATTATCAAATTCTGGTGTATTTAGTTTGTCTTTATACTCGTTGTTTATCTCATGTATATCACAAATAAGTTCCCTTATCATGGAATCTCTTATTTTACTTTGAACCCAAAAAACAGCAACATCTCTGGTTCCGCGTGTAACTTCAGTAACTTTATGTATGTAAGATGTAGGATAAAAAATAGCGTAACCAGAATCCAGTTTAAAAGACTGAGTTTGATTACCTATTTGTAAAACAAGTTCTCCGCCATCATAATCAGTTGGAGGAGATAAGAAAAGAGTGCAACTATAATCAGTTCTGATATAATCATTAGTGCTCTTATGTTTCATTATGGAGTTATCGTTATGGAATCCATAATACATCCCTTCAGTATACCGAGCAAAATTCATTATTGATATAGATACAGGCAAAATATAGTTTCTAAAATCATAACAATCCTCCAAAGCATGTGCAATGATATCAGAAACTTCTAGATATTTTTTATCAGTATAAGACTCTCCATGATCTGCTTCTAGATTATTTTTCTTATCTAGATTAATAGTTTTACCACCCCACAAACCAGATTCAAAAATAGCAGAGTCATAGTATTTTTTTATTTTATTGATTTGTATATCATTCAAAACTTTCATAACATAAAACATACTTTATCAACCCCCAGTATTTTCTAAATAATCTTCTGCGTTTTGTACCATTCTATCTATATAAGATTTAGAGTTAGTGTTGCTAGGTGGAACAAACTGCAGCGGTGGGACAATAAGTTCAGTATCAATAGCATCCAATGATTTTTTAATTTCTTGTCGTATTCTCTCAAAATCTTCCAGTTCTATTTCGCTTCCATCGACAGACCAATCAACTCTAGTTGATGGTAAAGATAACCAAGCTTGGAATCTTAGAAGCTTTCTCTTTATAGTTTCAAAATAATATTGATTAAACTGATCTGGAGTAGATAAATATTCTACTTCTTTATTTGGATATCTATCAATATAATGTTCAGGTATAATAGGAAATTTTGCAGTTAGAGGATTGTTTTCAAACTCTGGATCTATTTCTGGAAGATCTCGCAAATACTGCCTGTATTTTCTATATAAATCTTGTTTTTCTGTATCTCTTACCGACCCATCATCAATAAAAATCCAATCAGTCATATAAAGCATTCTTTGCCTTAAAAGACGAAGATTAACCTGCAAAATATTAGTAAACTCATTTACTTTTTTTTGAACTTCTTCTTTTGCTTTTTGCAAATCTAATAATCTTGCTTGCTCATAAAATGATGCAAAAATGTTGTATGCATCTTTAGCTTGTTCTAGAGTTGCTTCAGTAAACATGTAGTTTTTTTCTGAAGTTTGACGATATCTATAATCATAGATTTGTTTTTTTCTTTCGCAGTTGTATTCTCCGCTCTCATAATACTCAAACAAAAGAATATAATCTTTATCATTGTGCCAGAAAGATCCCAACTGCTCACAAAGCAGCAATCTTTTTTCGTCATCTAAAGTAACTACCTGCCCCTGATAAACAATAGTACTTTCTTTTAGATTAGCTTGAAGAATAATGTTTGCCATTGATTATAACTTATTTGAGTTTCGGAACTTTGATATACCAACCAGTCAAAATATATTTATCTTCAGTAAATACAGTATTTCCTTTGTGAACATGAGTCATTCCAGCTGGCCAAATAACAACTGTACCTGCTTCTGATTTTATCCTGCGTTTTTGGTATAAAAACTCCGTTTCTGCCTCTCCATCTGGAAGAGTATTTAAATATATTGCCCAAACTAGTTCTCGATGGGCATGATCATATGATCCAGATTCATAATGCCACACATGATATCCGCCTCCTGGGGGAGTTTTTTGCATCTTAATATCTGTAGATATGATAGGAACGGTTTTTAACTGACCATATTCTCTGATATAATCCATCACACATGACTGAAGATATTGATTGATCTCTCCAGTAAACTCTGTATTATGTGCATTGATCATCAAAGACAAATCTTTACGACCAAGATTATTATCATGAAACTGTTCAGTGCCATCCGCAAAAGAAGCTCTATCATTTGAGAAGACATCATCAAAATATTTTATATATTTTTTGCAAAGAGATACTGGAACGTGTTTTTTCCAAACACCAATAAACTCATCAAAATCACCCTCCATCAACTCTAGAGGTTTAATAGGTATAGTCATAGGTCACTCCAATATTTAAAATGCTTTAATGATGTATTTATTTCGGTGATAAGCTTGCATCATAGACAATATTTCTGCACTTGTCAAGTTAGTAGTTAATCTGCTGTCAAATAAAGTTCTAACTGAAGAAGAACTACTTACTTTTAGTGTACCTACGTTACATTCCAACCCAAGTTCAGTAACAGAAATAGTTTTACTTGCCGTGTTACCATATCCAACTGCACCTGAAGATATTCCTTCGTTGCCACCTTCTTGATCATGACCCCAAGTTCTAGCCTGCCCAGATGTATTTGCGGATATTTGATGACTATGTTTTCTTGTTGTTGGAATATCTCCTGGACTTGCATTTTCTACTCTTCTTCGATAAGAAATAATACTACCAAATGCACCGTTTAAACAACAAATCAACTCCGTTCCTCCTGGATCAGGTGGATTTACAATACTAGGTCCACCATCTGCTGAAGTTGCTGCTTCTTCATTCGTTAATCTACTATGTGGCAATACATGAGTATGAGGTGGAGCAGAATATAGTTGTGTAGAACCAAAAGGACCAAAATTTTGTGTAATGTTACCAGATAATGTTATTGGTGCTTCAACTTCTACATTTTCAAATCCTCTAGATTTTTTACTAACAATTTCAAAAGTATCATCCTGAGTTGGGGTTTGCTGTCTAATATCAGAAATAACGTAAGAACCACCAATACCACCAGGATAGTTAACATCTATTGGAGTCCCCCCACCTGCTCCACTATTAGGTGTTAATGTTGCACTGCCTGGAATATTACCATCTGATCTACCAGTTCCAGTCAAATATCTTGCCCTATAGTTAGGTAGGTTAAAAGTTCCTGTCATATTTGGATATGTACCACTTACAGTGCCGCCATAAGTAGTTCCTATTATTTCATACAAAGCATAATATTGGTTTGGATTTAAACTAGAACCATCACATTCCAACCAACCTGGATAATCAACATCAATATCCCAATCATCAGTCGTGCTAGTCCACCCAGAAGGTTTTGGTATACAAACAACTGTTCCAACAGTTGCTCCACTTTTTTGTGATTGTTTAGAATATTTTACTGCCATTTTAATATTTTATTAAATATTCTACTAAAATAAATGGTGGTTGAACATCATTTATAACATAAGTATCATCTATATTTATTTTAACATCTGTAAAAACTTTATCTTCTACTGGCGCTGTCAATGCTGCAATATTTCCAGATATACTTTTAGTTGGTGGCGATCCATACTTAACGGTGTGTGAGTGCAGTGTTGCTTCTTCAGAAAGATCATCACCAATCTGAGTGTTTACAGCTTCTCCTCTAAAAGTACACTCAGCTCCAAAGGTTTGTGTAGTGTCATATGAATGATTTTCAGTCACTGCGGTTCCTCTAAGACTTACGGTGTTGGCCCAGTGACCATGTGGAAGCATACTATCAGAAGTTACAGTAGATTGATCTGTTGATCCAGGAATAGATATAGCTAGATTACCATTTAATGTTACAGATCTTGCTGGAATAGCAAAAGAACCTGTATATTGAATAGCAACTGTTATTTGACCTTCCCCCTCTGTAGATTCTAACTCAACATCAACGCCAACTTTAGGTTGTAATATTCCACTTGCAGCACCAACAGCATAATAACTTTCATATCCTCCAGATGAAGGACTTGCTTTTATGTATTTTGACCCTAAATCAGGTAGTTGCATTTCATCATTTTCCAAATCAACATTATCTTTTTTGTAAATTGATTGAGCACCAGTACCTAAAATCCTAGCAAGATTTGGATAAACATCTGCTTTGACTTTACTGCCATCACACCTAAGATATCCTGCGGGAACATATACTCTCCAATCTTCACCTGTTTTGCCATCCAATTTTCTAGGAAATGGCACTATAGTTCCAGCAGTTGTTCCGTATTTTCCTTTTTCGTAAGAATAGTTTGCCATTTTACCAAGCCTTGATAATATACTGTATTCGTAACGAAGGAGTTGATGTATTTACATTAAACTGCAACAACTCTTCAAAAGTTTCGTTTACTGGTGCTACATTACCAGTGGTAATATCATTAACAACAATATTAGATTGTACCTGAAAACTACCTTGATTTACAGAATAACCAACTGGACCATGTACGTGAGATCCCAATGAGTTATCATTACTTGAGTTAGCAGTTGGCCATACACTAAAAACATCACTTATAGTGGTAGCAAAGTTAAAATTACCTGTGTTAACTAAAGTATTATCATTACTTCCTAACCAGTTTTTAGGTGCGGTATTAATCCTCTCTGGAGCATCAGTAACTCTGTCATTATTACTGTTGAATCCTCCACCTAAAGGAATGCCACCAGCAATAGAGTTTTTATAATAGTTATTTCTGTTTGTTTGAGCATTATTACACTCGCTCAACAAAAAGTTATCATTATCACAACAGTCACCTGTCTGAAAAAGGTCAGGATCAAATATACCACCAGTCGACGGGTCGCACCCAGTAAAGACTGGATTACTGCCGAACTCGGTCTGGCATCGTTCTACTCCTCCGCTTCCTCTTCCAATACTAGAAAAATTACCAGTATGTGTGTGAGTAGGCCAATGATAATCTCCCAAAGTTCTAGAAGCAACAGTAACTTCATCAAAATATGCGGGGGGATTGATAGTTTGACCCGTTATTTTAGCAGTATATGTCCCCGAAGCAAGATTATTATCAATAGCAACAGTTAGTGCAAGATTAGATGTGTAAATAACATTACTTAGATTTGATTGATTAGTTCCTATTTGACCTGAAAACACCGAAGAAGTTCCTGAAGGAAGGTAACTTGTTTTCATATCTGCTAAAGCTTTAGCATTTAAATCTGGCAACCTAAAAAAGTTTCCAGACCCACCATAATATTGACCAATAATATCAAACAAATCTGGATAATCAACGGATTGTTTAGTAGATCCATTACATGCGATCCATCCCTTAGGGATACTATCTTCGCCACCAGACCACGGCATAATAGTGCCGATGGCCATTCCTTTCATTGTTTTTAGTGCATTATAGTTAATAGACATATCTTAGATTTCCATTATCCACCAACCTTGTTGCGCTGAATCAATGGCAGTTCCATTACCATCCAAGTTACCAATATAAAGAAGACCAAAAGCAGCATTTGGCGTATTAACTAAAAGTTCTCCGCTATCCCAAACAGTAGATCTATTTCCCGCCAATGTTCCAGTATCATCTCCCTGTATAGGAGTTGCATTCGAACCTTGTTTTGGTGCTCTAATAACTAGAGTACAGTTAAAGGTCAATCCACCAGAAGCATCAACAAATCTAATCATATCGCCAGTTTGAGGGGTTGCAGGTAACTTAAGAACCAAAGCTCCAGTACCACTTGGTTTAAGTATATAGTTGACATTAGATATTAGCGTTGGTGCTGTTGCATCGGTGTTTGTTCCCGCGCTTAGATATAACCATTTTCTACCACCAGAGTTGGTAAAGTAGTTATTGATTCCTCCTAAATCAACCGAACCATTATTATTTACAGCAAACCTTTCAGTGCTGCTAGCATTAACAACAAAGTCGCCACCGCTAACAGTTAGATCTCCAGTTACAGTCACATTATCTGCAAATGTAGCATCATTTCCACTCAATGTTAATACTGTAGATCCAGTACTAGACTTAATATCATTACCTGTTACAGTTAGATCGCCAACAACGGTTACGTCGGATCCAGATAATGTTAGAGCAGTGTTTGTGCTTGATTTAATATCATTTCCACTTACTGTTAGATCACCAAGAACAAATGTATCTCCAGAAGAAGCATCAACATTTAATCTAGAAGTACCACCTACTTGAAGATCGATTAACTTGGAAGCATCATTTGAAGCAGTATTTGTGATATTTAACTTGATACCAGTAAAAGTAACCGCCGAACTGTTCCAAGTAGCAGTAGCATCTAATACATTAACATCGGTTGTTAATGTTCCTTGTGTAATAGTAGTTTCTCCATTACACATATCAACCGTGAATCTATTCGTAGTGCTATCTTTGAGTGAGAATAGTCTATCAGCAGTTGTAGCAGAACAGGAACTTACAAGGTTAAATGGACCATAAACAGTCAAACCACCAAGAGAAGTTGCGTCACTTACAACAGTTGCCCCATCAGTCGAATCAACTTCAAACTTAGTTGATCCAGCGCCATTAGTTACTTTAAGTTTTTGTGCTACAGATCCCGTTGAAGTACCAATCTTTACAGCTTCACCACTGCTACCAGAAACGTTTCTAGAAACAAAGATATAATCCCCTTGCGCTAATGTTCCACCAAACTCAGACAGATTAAATACGTCAGTTGTGCCACTTCCATCAACGTTTGCGATCAACCAAGTAGAGTCTAAAGCAACATTAACTTTTTTAATATTTGAATCATCAGGATGATTTGTTTTTGTTGGTAGGAAAGTACCATATGGTTGTCTAGTAACAATAATATAATAAGGAGCAGCAGTAGTTCTTCTCAAACCACCCGAAGCAACTCTGACGATTTCTGGGTGTGTTGCAGTAGATCCAGATCCAGATACAGCACTATCAATCAAAATATCATCATTTTCAGAATAAGTTGGTGCAGACTCTAGAGGTAGATAGTATTGATTTCCAGACAATGCTGCTAATGCAGTGCCATCATCAGCAAGATAAGTGTTAATAGCATTTTGGAAGAACGTTCCACCCCAAGGTCCAGCACCAGCTGTATCTACTTTATTATCAAATCCACTAACAATCGTCACTAAGTCTACATTTTTATCTACGGGAGGAGCTGAAGGATATCCCGTATGTGACGATATAGTAGACCCTAAAGATGCTCTAGCGCCATTAAACGAGAACGTAGCAGTGCCACCATCTAGAGTTATATTGCCCTTCACTAGTAGTGAAGCATCAACTGTTAAACTATTTTTAACTGTTGTAGTGCCACCCTGACCACCAATATTTAAAACTGATGCATTCAATCCGAAAGATATTTCAGACGCAGATCCAGAATCAGAGAAGAAGTTTACTTTGCCCGCAGTAGTTCCTAGAGTAACTGTATCACTCAACCCTTTATTAATACCAATAGCAACATCACCCCAGAACTTAGTTGATCTAGTTTTAACTTCTAAGAAACTATTTGATTCATTTGCATTATAAGCACCACCAAGAGTTAACTTAGAAGAAGTAGCAGATGTAGATGGATTTCCAATATCAACTCTCACATTTGCAGAAGAATTGAAAATATCTAATGTGGTAGAACCAGTTGCGGCAGTTGCAAGATTTACATCGTGAGTTCCAGTTCCTGTGTTTCCGATATTTAATGTTTGATTTACTGCAGCATTACCAATATTAATCGTCTGAGTTGATGTTGTAATATTTGCAATATTAAAAGAAGTTGCTCTCGCAGCAAAGTTTACTGTTGCTGGATAGTTGCCAATATTGAGAGTACCAGTAAATGTAGTATTATCAACAAAGTTAAACGTACCTGTAGTTACAGTAGTTGTGATGTCTCCGCCATTAACTTCAATATCAGATTCAAATCTAAAGTTTCCAGTGATTCTACCATCACCATCAACTACTATAGTTCTATCAAGTTCTGCATTTGTTATATTAATACCAATTCTATTAGTAGAAGTTGAAAGTCTAAATGTTGCTTCACTATTTGGATTTGCGCTATCACCGCCAATCAAGAATGCATTTGAAACTCCATTGAATGTTCTGTTGGTTGGATTGGAGTTAGCAACATAGTTATTTGGACTGGTTGCTAGAGTCTTACCACTGAAGAATGCAGTACCAACTAAATCTAAGTTTGCTCTAGGTACTGTTTCATCCGAAATAAATGCATTGTTGTACGCAGAATGTGGAGATCTAGAAACAGTATTGATTCCTAGTTTATAATCACCAATATTTGATGTCTCTGTTCTAAGAGCTTCAGTACCAATGATTCCCCATTCTTTCCAATATGTGCTACTTCTAGAAACAACAATGTTTGGTTGAGTTTGTGTAATGATTGAGTATGTGTTGCTTTCTACTGTAATCTGCTGTCCTTCAGCTGGAGTAACATCTAGGTAAGTTGCACTTGAACTAAATGGATTCGCAACTGTATTAACTACACGCCAAATACCATTAATCTGAGCAATAGGAGATTGAGCACCAACAATCTTAATCTGAGTTGATTCAGTAATACTTAGAAGTGTATTTGTCCAAGGAGGAGAACCAGCAACATTCCAGTTCAAGCGAATAATATTTCCACTTCCAAATCCTTGAATGCTAGCAATCTGTGGATTGGTAATACCAGAATCTCCTTGTTTAGTGATAACACTATAAGTATTCGCAAAAATCCAACCAGCTCCACCAGTTACATCTGTTTGAGATCCTTTGAGAAGAACATCGCCAGAAATAGGATTTCTAGAACCAAACTCAATGATTTGAGTTGAAGGTCCAGAACCACCAAAAGGAGATGCTTGATCTGGAGTTTTATTTGTAATATGTGTTCTGAATGTATAACTTTGCTCACCACGAGCATACATTCTTAACATTCCGAGAGAAATGCTATTCTTTTCAATCTTAATATCTCCAGTCTTTTGACCAAGAGATGTTATATTTAACTTATCATCATCATTATTTAGATCAATATTAGTTTTTACTGTGATTGCTGGATCTACTGGACCACCAGAACTATTCAGAGCATTTACATTAACAAAGATAGGTGAAGTAAATACACTTGGTTTAGTTCCATCAAATCCTTCAACAGTAATGATATCCTTGAAGGTAACAGGAACATCAAAGGTGGTAACAAGAGTTCCAATATCTTCATTATCGTCTTCCGATTCAACAACTTCTGCTTTTTCTAAGAATGTTTCTTCGCCCGTGATAGCATTAATCTTACGGTTACCGATATAAAGGTCACCGTTAGAGTTTAAACCAGTGTAGAATACGATACCAGCATCTTCTCTCTTTGCCTGAGCGTAGAAGTCTTGAGTATCAGTAAGAACAACTTCCTGACGAACTGGGAAACCAGTAGAGTAGTTACCAGGACCGAAACCAAGATATTCAAACGTATGGTTACCAGAACGTGCAATAGATGGTCTACGAAGTTCTACATATAGTCTCTTCTCAGTAGGATACTGAGAATCTCCCGAGATAGGAATCTTTCTCGTTTCCGAACCAGCAGAAGCAGGACCAGATTGAGCTTCGATGATGTTTTCATCAGTGAAGCTATAAGTACCAGAACCAGGATCTTGAACAAAATCAAGAACAG